CGCCTGAATTGTTGGCAAGCAAAATAATGGCGTACATGCCAGCAGGCAAGACTTGTGAAATTGTGATCTCTTTAGTGCCAGATGACTCTAGACCCAAAGCGCCAGCGTCTAGCACTCGCGTTGTAGGGATGCCGTTTTCCATACGGTAAACGCCAAGGTACGCAAACACGCCAGCCGTGCCAGTTGTGACATTGCAACCGATCTTTGTCCACAACTGTTGCTGACGCACAACGAATGGCGTGGCGTACATGATGTTTGCTGAAATAGCCAAAGTACCAGAGGCTGCGGGGGTTAGCGCTTCACCAGCGTAGTAGCGACCAACTGCATAACCACCATAGTCAAACACATCAAACGCGCCTGGGTTATCGCGGAAAATCTGCGAGATGGACGCTTGGTTAGGCGTAACGAAAATCGCTTGGCCAGATGTCCAACTGTTGCCGTTCATCTGGTTGTCGTTGACTGTGATGTACTGAGGGCCAGAAGCCGTGCCGTAGAAGTACACAGCAGCGTAAGCATCGCTTGCGGGAGCCCACATGTTGTTGCCAACGATCAAGATGTAGCGCGGCTGGTTAGGGCTTGCGGTCAGTGAGATAAATCCAACACAGCTTGCGTTAGGGAACGAGGCGCTGTCGCGTCTTGGGTTATACAAAGTATTACCCGTGATCGTGGCGTATTGCACATCGGTCAATGAAATGCAGTCGCTATCGGTGTCGCCAATAAAGTTACCGCTGATTGTGTGGAAGCCGCCACCAACTTCAATACCAGACGCAGAAATGTACTTCTTGGTCTGGCCGCTGATCCAGTTGTTAGAAATGACGTTGTTGCTGCCGGTCATAAAAATGCCCGACTCTTTGTTGCTCGACAAGTAATTACCAATGATCGACAGGCGGTTGCCATTGGCGTACATGGCCGACCAGTTGTTGTTGTTAAAGTTACACTCAGTAACGCTCACATCAAACGATATGGTGGTGTCGCCTGCTGGCCCCATCCACAACGCTGCGCCACCCTCAATGATGACGCTATCACTTCCGCACTCAGTAAACGAGCAACTTGACACAACTGCGGCCAAACAACCCGCCAAGGCCAGACCAATGTATTGCACGTTGAAAACTTGGCAATTGGTAATGTGTAAATCATTAACCTTGCCAAACGACACCAACTCAGCCGTGCGCGAACCTAAGTTGTTACCATCAAAGCGGATATTGCTAATGCTAATACCAACATCTGTGTAAGAGTAAGCCGTGCCAGATTGGTTAGGGTTCTTCAATAGCGCAGTTGACGCGCCCAGAGTACCCTTGGCTTTGATAATAGAAGTTGTAGGCGAATCGCCATACATGTTTGTGCCGCTATAGATTGTCAGGCCTGTGCAAAGGTATGTGCCGTTGGGGACATACAAGGACTTGCCAGCAGCCGCAGTCAACGCGTTTTGGAATGCTGTCGTGTCATCTGTCGTGCCGTCACCCGTAGCGCCAAAGTCTTTAACGCTCAATGTCTGGCGAAGTTTAGCCTGCACAGTCGTTGTGACTGCGCCAGTGCCAGACGGTGTGTAACCGACCAAAGACGAACCAGTTGCACCAGACAAAGTTGTAATAAACGCATCAATTGATGTGATGTTGTCAACTGTCCAAATCTCGGTGTCTGTAGATGTGGTCAGTTTAAATTTGTATGAGCCAGAGCCAAGCCACACATTAGCTTCGCCACGCGAATCCAAGATGATTGGGTTGGTGTTGGCAGTTACACCAGCCGAGTCAACATAAGTCGTCAGGGGCGTTGTCGTGCCAGCTTGGTATGTGTAGAGTTTGCCGCCAACTAGCAAGTCACCGCTAGACGCAAAGAACTGTAGTTTTGGGCTGGGGGATAGCATTGCAGTCATGTTTTTCCTTAAAGTGCGGCGATGACAAAAGCCAATAATTCTTCGTAACGCACGCCTAAACGAGTTTTGGAAGTTCCATCTAGTGTAGTCCATGTGTCACTGCAAAACAAACCATATTTATAGGGATCCAGACCTTCCGCAACGAAAGCATCATGGACATCTTGTGCGATCACGCCAACGTGGATTCGCGCTCCGTCGCCCTTTTCGGCGACTGAATCATTGAACTTAAACTTACGAATCAAGCCCTTGATGCGTTTGGCCACGGCCAACTCAGCAGCGCTTAGTTCTTCAATCTGTTGTTTTTCGTTGCCGTCCGATGTCTGGATTGTGCCATTAACAGCGTACACGGCTGTCCAGCGCTGTGGGCCAGTGCCAAGGCTGTAAGAAGCGTCGGCAAAAGGACGGAAAGAAACAGAATCACCCACATATCGGGCGGTTCCTGGATAAGTTACCCCGTCAGCCAATACAACGCCACTAACGCCGCCGACAACGGCGTATGCGCTGCTTTCACCAAAATAAGCATTACTTGCTGAAATGCCGTCAGAAGTAGCATAAGTGATGCCAAGGAATTGATTGGTATAACTGGTAAAAGATTTTTGCCCGCTGATTGTTTGATTGGCGGTTGTTGTAACAATCCCCGCGCCAGTCAAAGAACTGCTACCAGTGCCGCCGTAAGCCGTGCCAATAACTGAGCCATTCCAAGTGCCGCTAGTGACTGTGCCGCTAACGGCCAAGTTGACGGTGTGCATACTGCTCCAGCGCTGGGATCCAGTGCCGCAACTGTAAGTTGCATCTACATAAGGGCGCCAAGAAACCGAGTCACCTACATAGCGGCCAGTGCCAGGAAAAGTTGAGCCACTAGCCAACACAACACCGTTAACACCGCCAATTGTGGCATACGCAGCATTTTCACCAAAGTATGCGTTACTGCCTGATCCACCGTCCGATGTGGCATAGGTAAGACCAAGGAACTGGCTAGTGGGGCTGGTAAAAGACTTTTGGCCTGTAATGACTTGGCTGTCTGAGATTGTGACAATGCCAGCGCCAGTTAAAGAGGTAGAGCCAGTGCCACCATTGGCCACAGGAAGCGCCGTTCCGCTGTAGGTAATAGCGATAGTGCCCGCCGTGGTGATCGGCACGCCAGAGACGCTTAAAAACGAAGGGACTGTGGCGTCAACGCTAGTGACTGTGCCTACTCCAATAGCAGCAGGGGGTGCATTGTTAAAATAGTCAGGCGCCGACACCAAAGACGTTGGCGCGGCATTACTAAAATAGTCTGGCGAAGAAATCGGCTGCACTGGCGGCGTTAGGCCAAAGGCTTGTGCCAAGGCCAGTTCAACCAAGTTCTGATGTGATGGTGGGCCAACTTGGATGTCGTCCAGCGTAATCTGGTTGTTGCCACTACCAGTCAGCGTGAACAAATTTAAAAGAAAGCGATACCATTCACGCGAAATCAAGCCCGTGTTGGGGTCAATGAAAGGAACCCGTAAGGCGGGGATTTGCGTGACATTAAGCATTGGTTGCGCTCGCGTGTAGTTCAGCGCCCATAATAGCAATTTGGATTGGGTCAGTGCCTGACAACTCGTAGACCCTGTCGCGCAGTTTCAATGTCATGCCAAGGCGACGCCAAAAGATACGAGTGCCGTAAGCACCCACGGCGCCACCGCTAGACCAATGTTCGTTTGACCATGTGTGGCCACCGTCATCTGACCAACGCAGCATGAACTCAGGCGCTTTGTTAACTGTTGCCGAGCCTGCGGTTTCGTCAATCAAATACTCATCATTTTCAGTAATCAGTAAGTCGCCCGACTCAGTAGTTAGGTATTGAGCAATGATCGACGCAGTGCCAACTAAATAGTGACCAGCCTGCGCGTCAAGTTGCAAAGTGTGGTGCGCTGAACGGTTTAGGTTGTTTTGCCCTGTCGGTAGCGCACGCCATGAGCGTAGCCACTTTTGAATCTGACCATCGTCTGAGTAAACATCAAGGTCAAACGCATAGATGTTGCCGTTGGCGTAGTCGCCCACAACGACTTCGCTGTTAAACGCCATCTGGCAGTTTGACCAGTGACGTGTGAAGTAACCGTTGTCAAAGCCAGCACGCTCATGCCAAGCCTGAGTAGCCACATCGTACACCCAAGTGGCGTTGGCTGATGGGAAAGTCAGCACATAAAAGGCGTGGCCGTCTTGTTGGTATGTGTAAGCAATTGCGTCAGAGATGTTGCCGTACTCTTGAATCTGCCATTCAATCGCATGGGTAGAAACCCTAACACCCGTATAACCATTAGCACGATAAACAATACCACGGCCACGGGCATCAGCACCAAGCCAAAACAGACCGTTATCCAGTTTTGCAACCGAGTAGGGGGCTATGCAACCGATCTCGTTAAATGCGCCTTGGATGCGTTGTAATGGGAAGTCAGGCGTGCCTGCGTCGTACCAAACTTCAACCGAGTTAGTTCCAAACAGCCAAGCCTCGCGGTGATCAACAATCAACGCCACCAAGCCGTCTGGCGCACCTTCAGCGCTTGCAAAGTCAAGCGGGTCAACGGATGTGCCGTCCAACAAAGAAGTCACCCAAATTTGTTGGCTGTCAGGTGGATTAAAAACAAAGTAGCCGTCTAGATAACCCACGGTCACAGCGCCTGGGAAGTCTGGGTCAGAAATCTGCACAAACTGGCCAGTCTGCGTGTTGTAGATAAAACCGCTTGGGTTGCAAGCAATAAAAATCTGAACACCATTGTCAGACATACTGACAGGGCCTGTGCCATTAACCGTGCCAAGCGCGGTGTATGTCCAGTCTTTGTTGATCTGATAAAACGTCTGGTCAGACACAGCGTAACCGTATTCGCCAAGTGTCCACAGACCGCGAACAGGGCCAGAGCCTACAGTGGCCAGTTTACGAAGGCCAGGCGCTCGTTGAAGGTACGCCGCCTCTTTGCCGCCTTCGGGAATAGCCTCGGGGAACAGATTCACCATGCGGTTGTCGGCAGCGTTGACGCTGCGTGCAACGTAACTGCTGCCAAGAATCGGCGTCTTCATTAGTAGTTACCCGCATAGATGTTGAAGCGCTGGCGGTTGGCCACCAAAGCGTAGGGCAGTGCCATCACATCGTCTGGGTTGTTGATGCGCTTCAAATTACGCTTAGAAGTCATGGCGATGCGCTGCACTTGTGGGCTTGGCTCAACGCCAAACTCAGGAGCAAATTCCATGGCCAAGTTGTAGGTGAAGGCACGCAGATAGCCAGGCGGGAAGTTCAGTTGCGTGTCAAGCGTTGCGGGTTGCGTCAACTCTTGCACAGAGATAAAATGCCACTCAAGCGTTTGAGTAGGCATTGGGTAAACATACATTTCCGCATTTGGGTATGTCATGTTTACAAAGATAACTTGCGGGAATGTCGATGTGACATTCTTAACAGCAATACCGTCGTACTGCTGTTGATTGATAAATTTGATACCGTAAGAAACGCCGCTTGGCGCTTTGAAATATGTCGCGTCGTCAAACAACACGGGGCGGTTGCCGACAAAGTCACCAGTTGGGCCAAGCGTGCGCTTGATCTGGCTTGATGGCCAGTTAAAAACTTGATCTTGAGTGCAGAACACAGACAAACGCTCTGTGTTCCACGACTCAATCATCTGGTTCATCGCCATCAAAGCGTCGTTGGACATGGATGCGGAAGGCGTCTCGCCTTCGGCCAGTATACCTAGCAGTCGCAATGCTCGGTTGATTTGCTCGCCAGCGGTATACGTTGCCATGTTCAAACTCCTTCGATTGTTTCCTCTACCGGCTTAGACCGGCGGCGCTTAATCTCCAACGTGTTCACCACGGGAGCCGCTTGTTCAGGCGTGTCTGGATTGTAGCGCGTCCAGCCATTTCTTTCATCTGCTTCGGCCTCAAGTTCCATGGTGGCAACTTTAGCGCCGTGAACAGGGTGAATCATTGTAATGTTCATATTAGGAAGGGGGTGATTAGCCCCCTTTGGTTTAGCTTTCGCCGTGGATAACGCAGAAGTTAATAACAACAGCTTCAGACAGCGTGCCGCCTGAAATGTTGCGCAATGTGATGCTGACAGAGCCTGTTGCCAATGAATTGGCAAACACGTTGTAAGAACCGGCAGTCGCTTGACCACCAGAAATTGTCAAAATCACAGTGTCGTTAGCGCTAATAGCGCTGTTGTTCAAAGTGAATGTAGCGTTAGTGGCGGTTGCCAAAGACGCATTATTCATTGTGATGCGGCCCATAGACTTGTTCAGCGTGACCGCTGTTGACTTGTCTGTAGCCTGCGTCACAGTGCCTTGAGCCGCAGCAGCGTAGCCGATTTCATCGGTTGCGTACATTGTGCTGAATTCGGGATCCAGATATGCAACGCCGGTAGCTTTGGTATTTGACATAGTTTTTCCTTAAAAATAGGGGCCGAAGCCCCTTTGGGATTAGGAAATGCGGTATGCAGTCCAAGCACCGTCGCCGGTTTTACGGGCGCGGAAGTGAGCAGAAGTAGACAGGGCAACAGCGGCAGCGCCGACAATTGTCCAGCCAGTGCCAACTGCCAGCGTAACAGCATCTGCGCCGTCAGTATTGACGACGAAGAAGTCGAACGCTGCGTTAACTTTCTGAGCGCTGCTGATGCTTGCTTCCAAGTCAGCAACTGTAGGCAAAGTCAAGTTGCCGGCAGTGCCGTTGAAAGTAAACAAACCATTTGCCAACTGAGCCGCTGTAGCGGTAGCGGCAGCAGTCAACGCTGTAGGAGCGCCTTGCACGAACAGTTGTGCTTCACCGACGTTACCGTCGCCGAGTTGATAACCGCCTGCACCATTAGGTAATGCCATGATAATTTTCCTTTAAAAGAATTACTAATTAACCCCAGAGGCGGCAGGCCATCTGTGGACGAATGGCGCTGTAGCCATACAAAACGTCGATACGGCAAGGCATACGATCGTTGTTGATGTCGTACTGACGAACAACGCGCAAGCTGATACCGTTGTGAACAGCGCGGGCAGCCATGTCAACACCTTGAGGCAACAACAAGTCAGCGGTCGCAAATGTGATCGCATCTTTGTGGTAAACCAAGTTTTGAGCGTATTGGCTGGATGCTGCACCAACGAACACAACAGCTTTGCCAGAAGCAGGGAAGCTGTCCACAGTTGCCAAGGCATTTGCAGAAGTGTAGATAGGAGCAACAGTGATGTTACCTTCGCCGCTTGAACCCAAAGTCACGTTTGCAGTAGCAACGAACTGGAACAAAGAGCCAGTAGATTCACGAGTCTGTGGGTTGACAGCATAGCAGTCAGCCACGGTGAACACATCGCCAATCTTCACAGTGCCAGCGTTACCAGCGCCAGTGATAGCGATAGTTGTAGCGCCTTGTGTAGACACAGAAGCAGACAAAGTGCCGCCAGTAGCAGTGCGTGAGCCAGTTGTGAACTGCTTGATAGACTGAGACATGTTGACTTCGTCAAAGCCCAACACACCAGTGCCCATCATGCCGTTCTTGAACTGCTTGCTGATGGTGTCTGTAGGATTGAACAGACCCTTCATGCCTTCAACCAAACCAGCGTTAGCGGCTGGGTTGACGGTGGCGTAACGGGGGTTCATCACAGCGGCGTTTTCGTTCAGCTTCTGCTGGGCTTGGAGCAAGACCAAAGAAGTAGAAGGAGTTGTGCCAGGTGTGCCGACAGAGTTACCAATGTTGAGGTAAGCGTTAGCCACATCAGCGTCGATAGAAGATGCCAACTGGCTGATACGAGGCTTCAACACACGCTCTGCGAAGTCATCCAATTGCATGGTCAATTCAGCAGATGTGAAGTTGACACCGATGTGCTTTTGGCTGGCAACGGTCAAAGTGGTGAACTGTTCGTTGTCGTCTTGAACTTGCAAGGCAGCACCGTCAGTTACCAAAGCGCGGTCGGGTAAACGGATACGCAGTGTGGAGCCAATTTTAGCGCCTTCAACTGCGAAAGAATCGTCATATTGACGGTTCACGTTACGGGTGATCACAAGGTTGTTTTCAAGGATCTCTAAAGCCTTCCTTGTGATCATGTCAATCGTCAGAATACTGTTACTCATGATAGTTTCCTATTTAAAAAAGTTCAAACATTTTGATGAGGACAAACGCCACCGTTCTTGTGTTTGCCAACTTGACAGTTCATACATAATACTTGATAACCATTTGGAAAGTTGTTCTTGCGAAGCCAGTTGTAGAAAGCAGAGCCGCCACCACTGTATTTGCCTGATTTTCTTTCTTCAGCACCATTATTATTTATATGGTCAATTGACAAAAACATTCGTTCTTTCTCGTTACAGCAACTACATATATAACCGCCATAGGCGCTATAAACTTCATCTCTGCACCGGTCTTGATTACGCTTGGTTTTTTCAGATTCAGCAGCCCGTAATGCAGCTACTTCTTCTGGCGTTCCATTTGCAATCTTCCGGTTACGGTGTTCACGTTTATGCTCACGGTCTTTTTCCCGATTTGCATTACGCCAATCCCGCATACGCTGATTGAACTTTTCCCGATTTCGTTCTCTATATCTAGCAGCAGCTTCCCTGTTACGTTGCCGTTTCAGTTCTTCAACTGTTAAATCTAAATTGTCACTCCTCATTTTTGTTCTCCTAATTTCAGGTAATCATCTTACCCGATTTTAGGAGAGTTAGCGGAGACGCTGTTGGGCTTCCCACTTTTTCATCTGTCTGGCACGTTCGGCTTCAATCCACTGCGAATCTGTCATGGTCTTGGTAGACCGTGGATCCGTGGTGTCATAGGCCGACACTCCTGCGGAGCGTGCTGTGACGGGTGAAATCGGCGGGGGAGCCGACGTTGTTTTCTTGACTGGAGGGTTAGAGTCCAATTTGGCCTCAATCTTCCCAATCTCTTTTGCCTGCAAAATAGGCGATAAACGAGCGATTCGTTCCGCTTCTTTGATGTTGGTTCCGAGGTAGTATGCTACATCGGGGCCAATCTCAGAGTTTTGGATCGTCTCGGCCATCACGCTTGTAATTGGCACTTTGGGGTTGTAGGCGACTTGTTCAAAGTCATCATACTTGTCCCGCGCTGCTTCTTCACGGTCGTGATACTGCTCTAAGACTTCGGCTTGCTGCTTTGCCGCTTCGCGTCTGGCGATCAGTTCTTCTGCCTTTTGCAAGGTCAGTGCATCGGGGGTGTCCTCTGCATACTGCTCGATTGGCGCTGGCTGCGTTTGCTTGGCTGCCTGATCTCTTTCCCATTTGCGCTGTTCTCTTGCGAGGCGCTTGCCGATCATCGCGTCGATTTCAGCTTGAGAGTATTTTTTCTCTTCAGCCTGTTCGGGTTGACTTTCAGCGACTTCCGGCACATTTTCTACAACTTCAGGAGTGGCCGTCACTTCCGTCGTTGGCACGGAGTCTACTTCCGCTAGGGCTTGGACTTCTTCAGTCATGTGTTTGAATCCTGAGATTCCCTGGTGAACCGCGCCAGTACGGTTTAAATTGTATCTGCTCCATTGTCAGATGCAACAATTATTTCTTCTTGTTGCGGGCGAGCCTCAACACGAACAGTGTATACGACATCGTTCTCAATGTATGGATCGCACCCAACAAGCATTTGGCTGGCGCGGTCGTGTTCCTTGAATACGCTGACCTTCAAGCAACCATTCTCGGTGTAGAAGTCATCATTAGGGCCAGTCACAGGGAATGATGTGTCGGGGAACAAATAGCGGTAGTCGCCCACTGTGATGATGCCATTGTCAATTTTTGCGATGTCCATATTAGTCCTTAATTATTTGGGAACGCTTGTGTTGGAGGCGTAAAGGTACTTGTATAACGAGCGTACTTGGTAATACGCAAATCGTCTATGTAGCCAGTAATTGTTCTAGTTGTCGGTGCGTAAAAACCACCACCAATATATAAATTATCGCCTGCAGAAATTGTGTAACCCGATGTGTATGTTGAGCCTTCTTGTGTGCCGTTAACAAAAAGCCTTGTGTTATTTCCGCTTCGGCAAATAGCTAAATGTATCCAAGTAGATGTTTTTATATTTGAAGTTCCGTTAATAATGTAAACGGCATTATTTGCGTTATACACATAATAACTAACTGTGTTTGCACTACCATTGAATTCTAACGACCATGTAGTGTTTGTTAAATTTCCAATAGGGCCTTTTGAAATAATGCCGCCATTGGCTGCAGCAGCAGATATGTTAACCCAACATTCAAGGGTGTAGTCTCCAGAACCAAGCTCAAGACTTTGATTTGCTATTGACATTAAATAGTCACCAGTACCATCAAACGCCATTGAGCCAGTACCATACTTCTTAACGCTTGTAGAAATCTGTGCGTTACCCACAGTTTCTAAGTCGTTCATCATGGCGTTGTCTAGGATGCCAGCATTGGTAAAGTTGAGTAATAGATTTGTTCCAGAAACAGCAGTCAATGGTGAAGTTGGTATTGTTGTTACTTCAGAGCCATCAATCAATCTAACATCGGACAAATATCCTGTTATATATTCTGAGCCAGTAAAATACTGACCAACATATATAGTTTTACTTGCAGAACCAAAAGTTCCAGATTGCGTATAAGTTCCAACAGAAGTCCCGTTGACTTTAAATGTAATTGTTGTGCCCGATCTTGAAAGAGTAACAAAACTCCATTGACCAGACTTAATTGTTCCTGCGCCTCCAGTAATTCTTACTGTTCCACCATTTGTGTAAACATTTACAGAGCCATTAGAGGTAAATTCAATAAACCAGTCAGTTGATGCAGTTGAAGTGTAATTCCCAATAACTGTGTTGTATGTATTTAAAGTTGTTGGGTAATACCAAAAAGAAACAGTAAAGTTTCCTGTTGGGGCAAACTGACCGCTTGTAGGAGTGTTTAAATAATCCCCACTACCATCAAAGTACCCAGAGCCACCAATCACGCTTGTGGAGTAAGGGGCACTTGGAGCAAATGGGCTGAAGCGTTGGACGCTTACATCGCCATTTTTTGTAATAGTAAAGTTGTTTGTGCTGTCATCAATAAATCTGTTATCAGCACAAGTCAGCAATGATGTGTTGGTGATTGCTGTTAAGGGTGTTGTGCTTGGAGTAAATGCAGATGTGTAGACTGCTGTTCCTTTAACAACCCTAGCGTTAGAAATGTAACCAGTAAAGTACTGAGATTGTGTGTTTGATTCCGCACCAATTGTAAAACTATTTGTTGCATCGTAAAGTGAAGATGCATTTGTTGTTGTTGCTCTAGAAACACCATTTACATAAATAGTAAAAGTAGTTCCATTACGAACAGCAGCAATGTGTTGCCATGTGTTTAAACTAAGTGCAAATGTTGATGTTGATAAATCAAACAAAACACTAGAACCATTTGATGATGTTATTAAACGCAAATATCCAGTTGAACCAGACGAGAACATCAATGCCCAATTTAAGCCAGTCCCGCCCGTATCGCCAGACCATTGGCCCATAACCATTGCTTCATTTGCAAATGATGTTGGATATATCCATGCTTCTGCGGTGAAGTCCCCTGACCCCATATTCCAAGCAGCATTATCTGGCAATGTTAAATAATCCCCAGACCCATCAAAATAGTTTGACCAATTACTACCATAAGGCGAATATGTGCCTTGAGTCGTATTGCCGTTGCGGGTGATGGTGAAGTTGTTTGTGGACGAATCTAAAAAAGTATTGTTTTGAGCGCCATTAGTCCCATCGCCATGCAACAACATGGTCACATAGTTAAACTGAGGGTCTGTGGCGGCAGCGGCTGACGCCGCTTTAGCTGTTTTAGATGCTGCAAACATTAGTAGTTCTGTCCCACTGTTGTGCCGTACCAGTTAGTGCCATCGCTAAAGAAAGAATAAATATCTTGCTTAGATGCTGTGCCAGTGATTGTTGGTGCGGTAGCCGCAGGCCACACAACCGTTGACCAAGTCACAGATCGTGAGCCAGTACCATCTTGCTTGAGCATGATAATGAACGATTTACCAGCCACAGCCGTTGGCATGGTGATGGTTGCGTTGCCCGTCAAAGTCAACTGCTGAACCGTGCCGTTTGTCAAAGACACAGTGATGGCCGTGCCAGTGTTGGCTGCGTACAAAGTCTCAACGTAGTTGGTAACCGTTGGGTTTGTCAGCGTTTTGTTTGTAAATGTCTCAGAGCCAGCCAGTGTGGCCAAAGTGCCAGTTGTCGGGAAAGTGACATTGGTCGCGCCAGTCAGTGTTCTGGTGTACGCAAAGTTACCAGACGATGTGACTGTGGCAGCCGCATTGTTAGCCACACCCGTACCGCCAGAGGCAGGGTCGATAGCCGTAGTTGTTGACAAAGTAGTAAATGCGCCAGCAGCGGGGGTTGTACCGCCAATGGCCATGTTATTTATCGTGCCAGCAGTTGCGGGGTTAACCGTCAATGTTCCTGTGCCTGTAGGTGCAATAGAAATAGTTGCATTGGCGGGGTTCATGTTAAATGCGCCATCAAGCGTCAAGTTAACACCACCACCACCGCCCCATTGCAAACAATTTGAACCGCTTGAAGTTCTTAAAGCACCACCACCAGAACCTGAAGCATCAAAATTAGTACCACTAAATTTTGTATTAGCCGTAACAGTTGTGCCTGTAATAGCCGCTGGTGCTGTTCCTCCAATTGCAGGAGGACTAGACAAATCAAGCGTGCCGCCTAAAGTCAAATTGCCAGATGTTGTGACTGTTCCAGATAAGGATATTCCATTGACTGTGCCAGTGCCACCAACAGAAGTTACTGTGCCTGATCCACTAGAACCGTTTGCGGCTGCTGTAATTCTGCCTTGGGCGTCAACTGTAATGTTGGCTGCTGTGTAAGAACCCGCCGTGACAGCAGTGTCGGCCAAAGCAATAGTACCCGCTGCCGTAATGGGGCCGCCAGTTAAGCCAGTGCCAGTACCAACGCTAGTCACAGTGCCTGTGCCGCCTGCGGCGATCCATTCGGTATCAGTTGCGCCAACATTTACCGCCAAGACTTTGCCGCCGTTGCCGGTGTAAGACGGCAAGATGTTGCCGCGAGCCTGCGAAGCGCTAGATGCGCCCGTACCACCATAGGACAAACCAACTTCCGTGCCTTTCCAAACACCAACAGTCACCTCGCCTGAGTCGTTGATCACAACGCCAGAGTTTTGGATGATCTTGCCAGTTGTGCTGTCAAAACGAGCAACAGCGTTGTCGGTGCTTGAAGCTGGGCCAGTCACATCACCACTGCCGCTTGCAGTTGAGTTGATGGTTTGGTTTGGCCATGTGCCCGAGATGGTGACATTAGTTCCGGCCACCAAGGCTGGCGTTGCTGTGCCTGTACCACCGTTTGCGACTGGAAGTAGGCCAGTCACGCCAGTAGAAAGTGGCAGGCCTGTCAAATTTGTTGCAGTACCGCTAGAAGGCGTACCCAAAGCACCGCCGTTGGTCAAATACGAACCCGCAGGCTGCTTGTTGTTAAATGTGTTCCAGTCGGTCGATGCCAAATAACCGTTTGTTGACGCATTGGCCGCAGCCATGCTGATGTTGGGTGTTGAGCCACCGCTAGACACCACAGGCGCAGTGGCCGTCACATCAGTAACTGAGCCAGCAGTTGAGTTAATTGTCTGGTTAGGCCAAGTGCCAGAGATAGTGACATTGGTTCCGGCCACTAAAGCCGGTGTGGTTGTGCCAGTGCCGCCATGGTTAATGGGCAACACGCCAGTGGCCTGCGCAACAGGCACAAATGTGGCGTTGGTCAGATTGATCGCGGTGGGTGTACCCAAGTTGGCCGTAGTAAGCAGGCCGTCTACAGTGACTTTTTTGGTCGCTCCACTTTGAACAAGAGGGATCTGCTCAGTGCCTGCCAGCGGCGTGGTGGCCGATGGCAGCGCGGATATTTTAACGTCTGCCAAGATATGCCCCTTTATTCGTAAGAGATGGTCGCTGCAACTGTGCCGCTGATTACAATGTACAAGCCCTTGTTGAAGTACAAGCCTTGAAAGAAGTTGTGCATTGTGTTGCCAGTAGGCGTGAAAGTGGCCAAGATCACGGGGTCAGACGCGCTAGAAGCGGGTGAGTCGTACACAGTGATGGCGGGCGTGCTAGAAGCACTGCTCACAAAGATACCGTTGAGTTTGCCTGCGCCGACTTTGATCTGGGTTGTCGCTGAAATGGCGGTGTAATTAGACATGATGGCTCCTTATGCCAAGAACTTCAATTTATAGAGGGTTCTGAGATATATCTCGATGATATTATCAATCAATTGCTGCAAAGATGAGTCGTTTTTATCGCAAATTTCATACCTGCAATCTTCAATTTGCTTAAGCGAATCTTCCAAAAACTCAATCACATTGTTAGTCTTTTTTGCTGAGTGTAGCGTGATCGGGCCAATCAGTCCATGCCTGCCTTGGTAGGCTTCAGCAAAATCATCAGCCGCGCCGATGATGCGGTCATAAAAGATGTTTAAAGCCACATGTTTGGAGTAGCTGCGGGTGTTCAAATGCACGCTGTGCGTGACATCCCGCGCTAGGAACAACAAGCCTACAAAATCTGCTGCGTTCATTGCATCTCTCCAGGTGTTTCTTCACGCATTTCAGGCATCTGGTTGATCATGCCCTGCGACTCCAAAGCCGCAGCGACCACGCCCATGGCGATGTCTTGGATCTGCTCTTCAGTCATGCCAGCTTGCACGGCGCTGATGCGCTGTGTCTCAGCCTGATAGGCCTTAATCTCAGCTTCGTAAGACTTGATGTCCAAGTCGCGTGCTTCCATGGACTGCTGGACATTTTGAAGCATGCTGTGCATCTGTTCCATCTCAGCGGCCATAGCCTGCATCTGCATCTCAGCAGCTTGCAAGGCGGGTGACTTGTCGCTGTCTTCCATGATCTTAGGATCAATGGTTTTGGCAAAGCGCTTGGACATCTCTTGTGCGCCTGGCCAGTCCATGTTCTTAACAAACAAGTCGCCAGCCACTTGCCACAGTTGTGGGTTGCCTTGAAGCAGTTGAGCCATGGCTTCCAATGCTTCTTGGCGCTTGGTTGCGTAGCCTGGCCCTGTTGTGGCCACCACATCGTATTTTCCAACGCCTGGGTTGTAAATCTTTTCAATTACGATCTCAGGGTTTGCCATGTCACGAATCTCGCGCACGGGTTCTTCTTGCTCTGGATTGATCTTGACCATCTTGGTTTCGCCATCTTCACCAATGATGCGAGCGATACGCTGGGTGTCGTAAATCTTAGGAATCAGGTCAACCAATTGACGAGCCACATGGCGCACAGCGCGTGTCAGGTTGTCACCGTAATGATATGTACCAACATCACCTTCGCGCTGACGCGCAAGGATCGCTTTTCCGCTGCGCTCGTTGCTTCCCATGCCAAGAGATGCGTTGTATTGCCCTGTTGTGGACTTGATGTCCTCAGATGCGCCAGCTTTGGCCTGCAAAAGACCCGTAGAAGCCATTGGCGGCTGGGCGCGTTGGGGTAATGGTAAAACAGCACCCTGACCGTCTGTAACGTCAGGATTGACCTCCAGATAAGGCCAATTGTTTGTGTTTGCCGTCTTCCACTTGTCCTCATAGCCCTCGAACTGGCCACCGTAACCAATAAACGGGGCTTTAGGCGCCAAAGCCAACATCTCGGCTTCTTGCGACACCCAATAGTTGTACATGCGCTGGGCGTCTTTGGCGTTTCTGACCAAACCAGAGACATAGATACGGCCATCAACCTCAAATTCGTTGCCGACCACACGGATCACGGGAATCCACTGGCCTGCCCACTCTTTTTCTTCCAAGATCTCGTAGCCGTTGATCTTGCAATACTTCACACGGCGGCGCTCAGAGATACGGCTGCGCTTGGGCTTGCCGTAGACCATTTTCAATTGCTTGTCTTCAGGTGTACCCTCAAACGCGGTCTGCCCACCTGGGTACATGTTCAGTGTCGCCTTGTCGTAGTCAATGTAATAGTAGCCAGCGATGCGAACCGTGTCTTCATTGAGCCAGTTGCTGATCGACTGATCACCCACACCAAGCGATTGCAAGGTCGAGATAGGCGCAGCGTCGGGATATTGACGCTCATATTCAGCTTTGGTCAGGTCTTCGGTGATAAAACAATACTTAGCGTCTGCACCAGTGGGGTCTTGGATCAAAGGATCCATGTAGACCGAAAATGAGTTGCGGATGCGGCCAATCTTGATGTCTTGATCAAATGTGGCAGGGTCGCAGTACTCGGTCATCAGGGTGATGTACCCTTCGCCGTAGGCGACTTGGTTCTCACATGCTGTGTCGTATGCCACATCAGCGTCTGAGATGTATTCAATGTGGCGGATCATGCCGTTAAAAATCTCAGCCACTTGCACATCGGCGTTGTCATCCACGGGGATGACTTTAGCGCCAGGCCTGTTCTGACGCATGTCATTCGTCACTTGACGGACATGTTGCGGCAGTTTGTTAATTGTCAGTGTTGGGCGTGCGTTGATCGTTTGACCTTGCACCGCACCGCGAGTGGCCAAAACGTCAGCAGGCCACTGCCAGTGGTTGTCAGGTGAGCCAGCATAGAAGCGCAGATCGTCGATTTCGTCTTCACGACTCTCAGCCAGCGCAGAGACAGCCATATCAAGGCGTGCGCGAGCGACGGTCAATATGTCAGAGTCACTTTTTAGAGGTTTGCCGCCGGCAGCTACATTAGCTGCTGCGACCATGCCGGTTGGGTCTGCCATATTACTTCTTCTTCGCTGGTGGGGCCGCGCGTTTGACAGAATACGCAATCGCAACGGCCTGTTTGACGGGTTTGCCAGATTTTACTTCAGCGGCGACGTTTTTGCGGAAGGCTTCGGGTGATTTTGACTTGACAAGTGGCATGATCACTTCTTCTTCGCTGTTTTGGCGGATTCTTTGAACGCCTTGGCAGTCGGCGCGCCTTTGTCGCCTGGCTGGCGCATTTTTTCTTTGCTACCAGCGGCGATGCGCTCGCGTTTGGCGTGGATATTTGCGTAGAGTCCGGGCTTTTGCATTTTAACTTCCCATCCAAGAGGTTGTCACCACGCTTCGATCCACATAAGTGCGGCGCTGCGTGGGTTCACGCGCCTCACGATGCGCCACAGGGAAGGCAAAAGTCACACAGATCGCGTCTGCCGCGTCGGGTGATGCCAGCCCCCTGGCTTTCATGTCCTTTTTCGACTCCAGAAAAATCGTACCCTTGGAGTCGGGCTTCATCATAGGTGAAATTAGATCAGTTTTAAGAAACCTGTCAAGCGGTATTGAGGCCGTTTTGAGCCAATCTTTCATTTTCCCCCACATTTCAGCCCTTTTGTTGCCGTACATGATGGGATTGGTCGATTTATTTCCAAAATTCACCCCTTTGACCTTGTATCGCTGCTCTTTTAAGCGGTCGACAATGCCAGCACCCAGCCCGCCCTCGTCGATCACGACCAGCGTGGGCTTAAATTCCTCAATCGCCTCGATCACATGCCCCACGACCGTCATGGTGTCGTCGCCCCGATGCCGCCGGATGTCCACCAAGTCCCGCCCCTGCCTGATAGCGATGACTGTCGCGTCCGCGCCAAACCGTGCGGGGTCAACGCCGATCACGATAGGCGCTGACTGATCTTGATACTTAGGCCTTTTCATCGCCTCGTCTACTAACAAGGCGCCAATGAACTGATCGTCGCCCTCTGACGGGAACTGACCGTACACCTCAACGTGCGCCTGTGCGCTGTCTGGGCCGTATTCGTCAATGATGCTCTGATAGACTTGCTTGTCCGTGCCCTCGACAGTCCTAGCGTCCACGACTTTTGTTGTCCAAAAACCACGCTTGCTGTTGAATGTCTCGTAGAAGTACCCCGTGTTGCGGCGTGGGTTGCTAAACGCCATCCAGAAACGATTGGGCGTGTTCTCGGTAAAGAAACCCGCTGTCACAGCCCAAATGCTGTCGTCAATACCAGACGCCTCATCAAACACCACCAGTACACCGTCAAAGTTGTGGACACCCGCGTAAGCGTCGGGGTTTTCCGCTGACCAAAGCCGTCCCTCGACGCCCCAGTAGCGGGTGCCTTTCTTAAGATCACGCTCGACCAGTTCCGTGAGCCACTTGGCTGGCATCAGCCGTGTGGCTGAGACTTCAAACCAGTGGCTGTTAAGAGACATCGCCAGCCATTTGGTAATCTCGGCCCATGTGACAGAGCGCAGTTGTGATTCACTGTTGGCTGAGATGATGGTCGTTGACCCTATGCGGGTGGACAGCATCCATATCGTGATCCATGACACTAAGGCCGACTTACCAATACCACGGCCAGACGAGACGGCGTGGCGTAATGTGTCGAAGTCAATCTTGCCCTGGTTCTGTTTGATGTGCGCCGCGATGTCTGACAAGACCTCACGCTGCCATTTGCGTGGGCCTTTGAAATGCTCCAGTGGCGTGCCAGGTTGCCCCCAAGGAAACGCAAACATGACAAACGCCAGTGGGTTGTCTTTGATTGCCGGCGCCCATAAACGCGCCATCAGTTCTTGTTCGTCTTCAGCGCTGTATATGGTCGATTGCATGCGTGGGTGCCTCGATTATTTCTATGTCGGTCACATCTAACACTCTCTTCTGCGCCTCGGCCAGTGCGCCTGTGATGGATATGCGCTGGTCGACTTCGACAGATATGGCCTGCTTGGCCACCCAGCCGTGTTGATGTTTGAGGATCTCAAGCGCTGACTTAGCGTCGCCTTGGAGCGCTGCGCTGCGCAAGACGTTGGCCATCTCTATCTCAGCGTCTGCTTTGCCCTTTTGCGCGGCCATCTCGACCACGGGGTCAAGTTGCGTGAGTTGTCGGTATTCGGTGGGCAACATGCCTGCGGCGAGTGCCAAGGCGTCGCCTTTGAGGCCAAGTTTGGCTGCGTCATACACCGCCTTCAAACGCGACTCTGTCGCTTCGACCTTGCGCGGTGTAAATGGTATTGAATAGAACATAAGCTCTCCATGCTTTGCACGTGGCTGGGATTGTATGCCGTTTTTTAAAAAATAAAAAATTGTTTGCGAGTCCACCGTTTTCACTAGGCCCTTGCCGCCGGCCCTTGGGGTACCCCTTCTGGCATTGTGGGTATTTTGCCATCGGCCCGGCGCCGGCATGGCCAGCGGCCACCGTGCGCATGCTGCAAGCTGGCGCCGGCATGGCCATCGTTTAGGTCATTTGGGTCATTTGGGTCATGGTTTTTTATTTGTAAGCTGGCGCCAGCATGGCCATGCTTTGGGTCATTTGGGTCATTGTTTTTTGCATGACCTAAATGACCTAAACGCAAAGATCTGGCGCCCAGGCTTTGGGTCATTTGGGTCATTTTGTCATGCCAGAAAAATTGGTGCGGGAAGGCGCGAGCGTTCGCGGGTGAGATTTCCTAGATACTAACCCTACTGGCTATATATACAGTATATAAATTATTGATGTTATCTATAAACCATGACCCAAATGACCCAAAGCATAGTAAAACCCAGTATTTGCGCCGCTTTGCGATTGGGTCATGCCAGCCCAAATCCATAACCTAACCCTAACCCAAATGACCCAAAATTATGCAATTTTTGCATATTGTCACTTTTTTGCAAATAGGTGTTGACAGTGTACGAAAATGCCTTACAATAGCGTCACTGGGTCCGAAAAACCCAGTAAAACCTAAACTAACCTAAAGGCAAAACATGACTAAATCTGAAATTCGCGAGTTGCAAATTATCACAAAATACCGCGCTGCTGGCTTAGGCCCTGACTACGTCGCGCGCGCTATATCTGCACTCATTCGCGCGGCCCGTTCTAAGAAAAGCGCCGACGCGCTTCGCGCGCATGCCCTGGCATTCGGCGTTACAAATCACCCTGAATTCATTGTCTAAATCAAACCGGCCAGCAAAGCTGGCCTTTATTCTCTAATCTTAACTAAAGGCAAAACAACATGAAAAAAGCATTATTTCTAGATCTACTGGCCGTGGCCATTGTCGCTGGCGCGCTGCTAATCGGCGCCCTGGCTTATTTTGACGTTTTAACCAAATAAGGGGCCGAGCATGCAAGCACATCTAACCCTTAAAAGCGCAAACGTCAAAACCGGCCCGATTCCCGTTAGCACTACAGAACGCGACTCTTGCCCCAGTGATTGCAGCATGCGCGGCGAATGTTACGCCGCCAGTGGTCCGCTGGCCTTGCATTGGGCCGCCGTTAGCGATAAAAAACGCGGTACATCGTGGGCCGAATTTTGCAGCACAATCGACGCGTTACCCGCTGGGCAATTGTGGCGCCATAACCAAGCCGGTGATTTGCCTCAGCAAAACGGGACAATCGACGCCGTAAAGCTGGGCGAACTAGTGGCCGCGAATGCTGGCAAACGTGGCTTCACTTATTCGCATCATCGCGACGCGGCCAGCATTGCATGGATTCGCCACGCGAATGCTTGGGGCTTTACCGTCAATTTATCGGCTAATGATCTAATCGACGCCGATTATTTGGCCGACCAAAACGCCGGGCCCGTCGTCGTTGTTTTGCCCAGCACACAAAACGAAAACACAAAAACCCCAGCCGGCCGCCCGGTGGTGGTTTGCCCAGCAACCCAGCGCGACGATGTATCGTGCGCGACGTGTCAATTGTGTCAACGTCAACGGTCCACAATTGTAGGATTCCCAGCCCACGGCGCGCGCCATCGCGTCATTAACTTGAGGTTAGCAAAATGAGCTATACATTAAAAAGATCACTCAACGGTTTGTCATTCGAAGACATAAAGCGCATATATGACAATAACCCAAATTTGACGTTAAAAGAATTGTCAAATTTAACGGGTTTTGCAATCCCTTTTCTTAAGAAAATTCTATTAGAAGAGGGCGCCAAATGATCAAAAGCATGCGCGCCAAATACCCTGGCCACTGTAGTAAATCAGGCGCCAGGATAAACCCCGGCGATGATATTAAATTCGACACGGTAACGCGCCGGGCATGGTTAGAAGAACCCGGCGATACCCGCGTTATTTTCTACGGTGAAAACGGGCCCACGGTATTTCACCGAAACCCACGCGGCCGGTGTATCGATGCACCATGTTGCGGGTGCTGCACTATTTAAGGGGAAATTATGGACCATTACGACAAAACGACAGTGACATTCCACCGTGGGAATGCATTCACGCCAGAGGGAATAGACGCGGCGCCGTTTGCGACGCTAATTATCAATGACCTAGTGGGCCGGGAATTGATCGATTCAATTTGCGCCCTAATGCGCGGACACGTCAACCAGGCGCATGCGGATCATTGCAACATTAAATTAACTGTAGAAGATTGGGATTGTTAAATGTTAAAAATGAGATTAGGACGGACAATTTATATTGTCAACGATGACCACGCCGGCGCGGTAATGAATGAACATGCTAAATGCACCGGAAAACATAAAATTGTCAAAAGTAAAGGCCCTGAGCGGCGCTATTTTCCGACATATTTTTATTCCACAGCGGACTATGTGACGCGTTATTACGCGCTCAATAGTGGCCGTGGCCACCAGGGTAAGGGCGCGCCTTATGGTAGTGAAAACACGTTAACCGGCTTTTATGAAAACCTAAATGAAGCGCCGACCACCTATTACACGGGAGAGGATCTATATGAAAACGAAGGATAATTTACACCCACTTATGCGCGAGATAATCGCGCCCTGGGCGCCGCTCATGTATGCCGACCATTATTACGTCGATTTGGGTTACCGGCATAAACGCGGCCAAGTGTCAGAACATGAATATAAGATGGCTATCGCGGAGGGTCCAGAGGCTAGGCGCCTAATAAACCGTGGCGCCATGGAGTCTATCAAATGGTCTTACTAATTGCCCTTATACTGGGGGCGCTGCTGATCATTCTCCTAGATCTGTAGCAGTTGCCAAACCTTTAAGGCCCCAGCGATGGGGCCTTTTTTTATTTCACCAGGCGCACGGCCTGGGGCGCTGGTAGATCCTCGACCATGCGGCGCAAATCTGACTTGCTCATGTTGACCATGTCAGGCGCGCAAAACAAGTGTTTTTTGCTGGGGCAATCACCCGACGCGACGCGGCCCAGGTCAACCCACCCCGCCTCTTTAAGCGCATGCAATAACGCCGGCTGGGGGACCTTCACGCCAGCGGGCGCGGCGCCGGCCACACGGTCACAAAGCGCATGGAAGGGCGACGCCACCACGCCTTTAGAAAATTCGCCCAGGCGCCCACGCATCAGTTCCACTAAGTAACTCTCGGCCATGCTCATACCATGCTCGACAAGATTTAACTTAAATTCTGTCATGGCCGGCGCGGCGCCAGGGTTGAAGGCCGAAACATCACGGGCATGCAGCCAGGCGCCCACGGCCTCAAAACCTCCAGACCTATACCAAGCCCACATGCGCGCGGCGGCGTCGGTGCCCATACGCGGCGCATGGGACCACACGCAAAACCACCGGCGATCCTGGGAATCTAAACTAATCGGCACGGGGTCATTGGAAAACGCCAACACGAACACGCGGTTAGCCATCTGGTAAGGGTGCAGGCCCTTACGGTTAACTGTCAACATTTCAGGCGGCGCGGCAATGATGGGCTTTAGCTTATTCGCTAATGCTCTCCTTTCCTTGGCGTCGGGTTCTTTCAACTCATTCAGAATCAAGATCTCGGACTCAAGGGCATAGCCAAATTGGCTGCTCATAGTGTCATTGTCCAGCAGGCCACGGTTTTTAAGGTGAGGGCCACACACGGCCCAAATAAACGGCGCCCACATCGTATCTTTGCCGGACCCTTGGTCACCACCGTGCAAAATCGCGTGATTGATCTTGATCTCAGGGCGCTGAATTTTAAAAGCCATCACGTTGAAAATATGGTCCAACTCGCGCTGATCAGGCACCAGCGTTTTGCAGTGGTCCAGCCACGGTGTAATGTCGCCGGCGGCCACTGGGGGCCTGGCGTCGCGCCAGCGGTTACCGTACAGATCACCATCGCGCGCCACAATCACGGACTCGCCAGCAGCGTAAGTGATGCCCACAAGCGCTTTGGCGCCGTAGTCCTGGCGGTTCTCGTCAAAGCAAATAGAAGCCTCAATTTTAGGGCGCTTGCCGTGAATTGAATTGCAGGGGATATGACGGAATAACGCGTTGAAGGTGCTGCGGGAGATCTCGCGGCGGTCTTGCATGTCAAAGTAAGACTCATCGTCCTGAATGTACGCAAAGCGCTCATACCACTGCGTTTTTTGGACCCGTCCCAACTCTTTGCGCTCAACTTCAGCGATCACGGCAGCGGCGGCGTCAGGGAATGCTTCAGTTGGTTTAATTTTAGACAGCGCTTGGTCCATGGCCAAGGCGAGCAACTCATCACGCAAACCAGGCGCATGCTTGGGGCCGCCATTGTCAGATACCCACTCAAGAAATTTATTAGAATCAAAATCAATGCAATGACTATGCAGGCATCGATAGGCGCGATTAGCGGGCATGTAACGGCCCTCTGGATTGCCGTCGGTATGCTCGGCATGGTTTGGGCAGATCACGCCGGCCCAGCCTTCATTATTGGGCTTAGACAGCAAGGCGCCATGGCCAGACAGCCACGCCATCACATCGTCAGCGCCATCGTCCGACAAACGGATTGGGCGCACGCCGACCGAATCAGCAGGCGCAGGGACAACACCAAACGCGTCGCAGATTTCCTTAAGAGTAAATTCACGCTTTGGCTCAAAATCCACCAACTTAGCGGCAAAATTATCACGCCCTGGCTTTAAGTTGATCGAGCCAGGCAAACGGAAATTGCGCACGGCGTTGACGGCGCCCTTGTCAGTAAAGCCAGCTTCAGCGATTGATTTGATAGCGGCAGCAAAATCTGCTTTTGTAGGTTGATCAGAGAAAGCATAACCCCACTGGAACGAACCTGGCGAGGTTTCAATTTTCCATGTCGGTTCTAGCGGCGGTATGTTGGGCGCCTTCTCAGGGTCCCCCACATCGTCCAGCACCATTACAAGGACGTACTCACAGCATGCCACGCTGGCGCTTGGATATCCATCTTTAAAACGGTCAACGATAAAGCTGGCCGTGTTGCCGTAAATTGCCCATTCGGGTTTTGTTTTGCTTGTGGGCAGCATGGCCGGCCATGTGCATTTGATAGCGCCGTCAGGAAAAAATTGCATTTGGCCATTTTTAAGCTGGGGCTTTTGGCGCACGATTAGCGCAGTCTCACCCTCGGGAGCCAAAGAAATTAAAAAATCAAGAAAATTCATTTGCCATACCTTTTCATAGTTTCAACTTCAGCGTTAAGCGGCAGGCCTGTCGCCCACGCTGGCGCTGTACACATCACACGTTTTAATTCTTCCGCTGCACCCACGCGGTTGGTTTCAAGCACGATCTCGTCATGCACATGAAGCACAACGTCATCGAGTTGTCTGAGGGAGTGGCGAAGTAGATCATTGGCGACCGCTTGCGTCACATTTTCACACGCCAAGCCTTTCCATAGGCGGGCGCGTGGCCATTCTTTTGCATCTTGCGCAGGCTTCCATGCCGCTTTGGCATAGGTCACGCCCTCCGATTCCAATTTGGCATAGGGGTAGCACAAAATGCGGCCTGAGGGGAGCGCATACCACAGGTGTTGACCATCAAACAAATATGTGATACGGCCTGCTTTAAATTCACGCCCCTTGTTTCTCATCGCACGGGTATATGCGTCCTCAAGAGCAGACCAGTAAGGCACAGACCAAGGATTAGCGCGGCGCCATCCGTCAACCATTCGCTTTGCCACAGGCTCAGGTAAAGAAATGCCATAAGCACGACCCATTGCAGCAAAGGCACCAACACCACCGGCAAAGCCACACGCCAGTTCTTGAACTTTGCCAATCTGTCGTTGATCTTTGGTGACATCGTCGACGCGGATGTTGAACGTCGCTGCTGCGTTAACTTTGTATACGTCTTCACCAGTCCTGAAGAGTTCCAGTTTGTCATCGCCACGGCCAGACAGCCACGGGTTAACGCGGGCTTCGATAGCCGCCCAGTCTGCAACAACCAGATGTTTTCCCTCTGCGGGGATGATGGCGGGTCTGAGCATTCCTTTAAGTACATCGGTAACGCGCTTTCCATACCGAGGCACGATTGCGTGGCCTCTGACCATGGCTTGCCTGACACTATCTGGCTCTTCAGCGCACTTTCGGGTGAAATTATGTACTTGGGCACCGTAGGACGACGCGCGGCCTGTTGCTGAACCTCCAGCAAATACGAACGCTCCGCGTACTCGCGCATCCTCCTCATCCGCCAGATCTGCGAGGCGTTTGAATTTCGCAACAGAGGACGCCCAGAGGTCGTCGGCGCATTGGATAACTTCTTGGACATCGGCGGGGACTTCATCGGGGTTCTCCATTAAAAGTAAATTAGCACGCACAGTCTTGTCGATGGAATACTTGCCGTCCTTCTCCATCAACTTCTTAGCCTCATCGCCCACACGCTCAAGCACCCACTCACGCATGCGTGGGGAGCGCACAGACGCGATCGCACCGCCTGTGACTTCTTGCACGATCTGCTCGATCTCGACCAACTCGTCAGACGCAAATTTCACAGCCGCATGGCACAGGGGTACATCGACCAACACGCCTCGGTCGTTGATCTGCTCGTTAACGTGATAGTCGAGTAATTCTTCATCCGACATATCGCGCATGGCCTTGCTGATCGCACGCATGGCACGGACGTCTTGTTCACAGTAGGCGATCATCTCGGCCATGAGTTCAGGCGAGTCTTTGAACGGCGGCACGCACATCAGGCGAATGAGTTGCGCGCCTCTGTGGTCTTTCTTCATGGACGCGCCAGCAAAGCGGCCAACGTCCTCTAGACTGCCAGGCGCGCAGTTGGCGCGGGCTTGTGTGGCCGTGCAGTAAAACTGTTCCAACTTGAAGTTGATCTGCAACACATACCAAAAGATCAAGCGCTCAAACGCTGCGTTATGTGCCCTGATCTGGCCGGTGTAGTTGCGCACGCGCTCGGGGAATGGCTGTGCGGGCGTCCACGTTACGACATCCTCATCGTCAAACGCATACGACATACAGAGGACTTCGGTGCTTGCGTCTTGCGCGTAGTTGTATACGCCCTTGGAGCGTAGGTCGCAGGTACTGCGGGTTTCAAAATCTAACCAAAGCATTGGCATCTCCTTTCCAAAGCCCCCTGTCACGGGGCTTCAGAAATTTAGACGCTACGGCGGCGGCGAGTAGGCGCTGCCGGCGCTTCTTCAACCTCTTTTTCAGCCGCAGGTGCTTCGCCATCCATGCTCACCCACTCGACAACCTCAAAGACTGGCGTGTAGATCTTGCCGTAGGACTTGTGGCTGTAGTGATCCTTCTTCAGACGAATCACAGGCACTGGCTTGGTCTGGTCTTTCTCAACTTGCTCGGCCAGAGCAACAGCCAAGGTTTGAACAGAGCGCTTGCCGCCCACTGATGTGGTTGTAAAGCGCGCTTCCATGCCCTTGTCTTCGCCAGAGATGCACTTGAGGGACATGCCCACTTGTGTTTCCCAGCCCTTCTTGGCTTGAGGTGGTGCCTCATCCAGTTCAGGCAATGGTTGTGACACGGACACCATCTTCTCACCCAAGACTTCACCGTCGCCCCAAGCGATAAAGCCATGCACGAATGAGAAGGGATTGACCGCCCACTTGGCGTCGTCTTCTACTTCGGTTTGATCTGCGCCAAACACCCAGTGACCTGTCTTGTCCATCTTGAGGATGACAACACCGGCTGGGCCAACGTCGGCTTGAATCGAACGCAAAGCGCTAGACAAAGTTGAAACTGCTGGCAAGCCAGCTTGAGAAAAGGCTACTAAATTTGACATGATTTTCCTTTATTGGAGTTTATTTAAAGCACCGCGAAGCTGGGCACTTAGGAGCATCACTTCGGGGCGTGGATCATCCACGCTTGCCAAAGTGTTACCTGAAGAGATGGCGACGACGAGGTCTTCGGGTAGGCCGATCTTGCGTTTCTTCAACGCCTTCTCGGCCTTCGCCGGGGAGACTACGGACGTCTCCATCACTTCAGATTCTGTGAGGCCGTATGCGAAGAGGGCGACCTTGGCCTTCTCCTCATCCGTCCATGAACGAATGGCACGCTTGGCCACCAATTTGTATTCGGGCAACTTAGCGCCAGACTCAAGCATTTGCAGTGCAAGAGCGCGCAAGTCACGGATCCAATCCTCAAGCATGTCTGCGTTCTTGAGGTATGTGCTGATCTGCGCGGCGGGCAACGCTTCAATTTGCACCTTGAGAGCGCGGTCAACTGCGCCAGTCATCTTGGGGCAGATGGGCTTGCCTGCGCACCAACGGCAGTGGTCACCCACGGCTAAATGCGCGTCAGGATACTGCGAACGTGTAACTGCAACGACCAACTCATTCTCAAACTTGGCGATGCGATCTGGCGTTGTCACCCAGCGACGCACTTCAGGCGGCTGAACAATGACCATCTCAATCTCTGTTGCGCCATCAAACGCCCACTGTGCTTCTTTGGTACGCATGGCAGCGGCGGCGTAGAACATCAGTTGCGGGTTTTCTTCAGCCTCAACCATGACACCATCACCAAATTTCCAATCCAACACAATGGCACGATTACCAATCCGGCCAATAAGATCAGTGGAACCAAAGACACCAGGAAGCAGATCCCCAAACCCAACGCGAGTCTCGACTTCATATTCCATTGTCTGATCGGGGTCAATCGCATCGAGTGCCTCCAGTGCTGGTTTGACTTTTTCGTCAATGAGTTCTTGCGTAAGCAGTTGGTCTTTGTAGCGTGCGCCAAGGTAAGACTCAGGCACATCGCCAGACGTCAGGATCTGTTCCATGGTGTTGTGAAGTAGCGTGCCACGGTCGGCGTGTTCGCTTGAGGGCTTGGGCGGCATCTGCTGCACCAACGCCACACTGCCTGGGCAGTTGATGACGCGTTTGGCTGTTGAGCCGCCTACGATATTTGAGTGTTGCACTTTACTGTCCTTTCGTTTATTGAATCTTTAATGTAGCACAAAAATAATTGTTGTGCAAATGTTTTTTACATGTATACTTCGCGGCATGCGTGAAAAAGAAATTGAAACTTATTTTGACTGGGCGGTGCAGCGCATCGGTGGCCGGACTTGGAAGTTTACTTCGCCCGGACGCAAAGGTGTAGCCGATCGTATTGCGTGTTTACCCGATGGCCAGACATGGTTTGTCGAGTTGAAGACCAAAGGCGGTCGCCTGAGTGAACTACAAAAATTATTTGAAATGGACATGATGTTGTTGCGCCAAAACTACGCATGTCTTTGGACTAAGGAACAAGTGGATGCTTTCGTTAAGACCGTATCAAGAGACAGCCGCTGACTTTCTCTTTGAACACGACAGGGCGATGATTCTAGCGCCCGTTGGTGCGGGGAAGACTGCGATCACATTGACTGCTATGTGGGAGATGTTGCGTGATAACCACGTTAAGCGCTGGCTGGTGCTGGCACCCAAGCGCGTCTGCACTGATGTGTGGCCAGTCGAGCGCCCCAAGTGGGCTGACATGATGAGCATGGCTCTGTGCGTTGGCACGCCCAAGCAACGCTTGGCAGCGCTCAAGTCCAACGCTCAAGTGGTTGTGACCAACTACGACAATTTGCAGTGGCTGGCCGAGCAAAAGCTAAACTTTGACGGCGTTGTGTTTGACGAATTGACGCGCCTCAAAAACCCCAGCGGCACACGCTTCAAGGCGTTCCTCAAAGTCATCGACGCCATGACTGTGCGCTGGGGCTTGACTGGCTCGTTTACCAGCAACGGCTTAGAAGACGTCTTTGGCCAGTGCAAGATCGTTGACCAGTCTTTGCTTGGCCGCAGCAAAGGCGCGTTCATGCAGACGTATTTTGTGCTGATCAACAAAGAGTTTGGCGAGTGGGCGCCGCGTGTTGGCGCGCTTGAGAAAGTGATGAACGTGATTAAGCCTGCCACATTTGTCTTGGAGGCAGGTGAGTATAAAGACAAACTGCCGCCTTTGCATACTGTCGAGTTGCCATGCACGATGGACATGACACCCTACAACACCATGAAGAAAGACTTTGTGCTTGAAGGCATCACGGCTGTCAACGCCGCAGTGGTCACGGGCAAGCTGCAACAACTGGCGTCTGGGTTCGTGTACGACACAACGACAGCGCCGTCAGACTCGCCAGGCAAGTTCACAGTGACGCAGATCCCTGTGTGGTTTAGTAGCCACAAGTTTGACCGCCTTGAAGAATTACTAGACGAGAACCAGCATGCCAACACCATCATTGCTTATACCTATCAAGAAGAACTTGCCGAACTCAAGCGACGCTTCAAAGTCACAACCCTTGACGACCCCGACGCCATCAAGCGATGGAACGATGGAAAGGTCAGGATACTGGCCGTCCATCCAAAGTCAGCAGGCCACGGACTCAACCTCCAACACGGCGGCTGTCACATGGTGTTTCTGTCACTGCCGTGGAG